TCGCCCAGAAGTTCATAAGACATCAACTCAACTGGTTGCATAAAATCTTTTCTCGCTATTTCCTTGAACATAAATTGAATCTGATCTTCTTCGCAGTGGAAATAAAGATGTAATATCCTATATTCATGTTTATAAGTAATTTGCCACAATGCTTTTTGTTCTGGTCCCATATATTTCTTTCTGCCTTTCGGCTCGTTAGTCCTTCTTCGTTAGTTTAATTCCTCTAAATAGGTATTAAAATCGGTTTGTTCGATCTCATAAAACAGTATTTTTTGTCTGAGTCTCTTGGTAGCTTTGAGCTTACCGCTTCTAATCCACTTACCGACGGTTTCTGGTGATACTCTGAGTTTTAAAGCAATTTCTTTAACTGTCATTGGTTATTCCTTTTTGGTTAAATATTCCTGTAAAATATCCCTCACCTGCTCTGCAGTCATAGTGAGTGGCACATCGTAGTCATTGAACACTTGTAGTAGCTCGAGTAGGAGTATTGATCGTTCTTCTGCTCTGGCCTGATCTACCAGCACCACCAAGTCACTAATCAGTGCCTGGTTGGTGTGCATGGAGTGTTCAATAAATAGTTTTGAGATTATTTCCCTAGTGGTGTCTGTCATAGGTTATTCTTTCAATGTAATAGCTAGCGGTTCTTCTACTATTTTTATGACGTGGTCATCAAATAATTGTGGCAATATAAAAATCAAAGATTTCGTTTGCTCATTATTGAGAGCAACTTGGTAGGTTTTGTCCTCATGACTAATCAAAACGACACATATTTGTTTGCCTTTTTTCCAAGTAATTGGTTTTTTGTCTGTCATAGGTTAGTCCTTCTTCAGTCTCCTGCGCATTTGGTTTCGACGTTCTCTATCAAGCTCAAGAGCATCATCCATACTCAAACCATTACGCATATCTGTATGAACTCGCCTGGCCATCTCAATCCAGAGAGCAGCTGAAGACAAGCTTATTGCGTGTTTCTTTACAAGTTGATATTGAATATCAACAAAATCGACCATTTCGTTTAGTTGTGTAATGATCCACTTAATTATTTCCGGAGTCCACTTTGGCTTGAAAGTGTTCTTTTCTGTTCGGTCTTGTTTATCGTGCCAATTATTTTTAGTCATAGTTAGTCCTTTTTAGTCCATCCATCAGAACTCATCATCTTAATAACATCTTCTTTACTGTCTTTGGATTGGTGATTTCCACACCAACAAGTAAGTATTTTTCCGTCCCATGAGATTGAATTTATAGTAACTTCAACTGGATCTTCGCCTCCTTTATATAGTTCGATAAATAATCCAACGAAAGGCATAAACGGAATCTCGGTCTTTATCGTAAAGTAGATGCGATCCATTCCAGCTACTCCAAAAGAATAAATTTCAATGAGTGTGATGTCTGTCATAGGTTAGTCCTTAAAGGTAACCTTATTGTTCTTATCAAAAGATACTATTCCTAATCTGGTTTTTAATATCATTTGACAGAATGGATAGAAGGTTACTATGTTTTTAACAATCATTGTTCGGCTAGACCTATTGTCGATCACGACAATAACCGCTCTATACCCACCTAGTAATTTAATAAGAAAATCTCTCATAGGTTAATACTTTCTTGTTAAATACGCCTCTAAAATATCCCTCACCTGCTCTGCAGTCATAGTGAGTGGCACATCGTAGTCATTGAACACTTGTAGTAGCTCGAGTAGGAGTATTGATCGTTCTTCTGTCTTGGCTTTGGCTATGGTGGGTTGTGATGGGATTGAACCATCGACCTTGACCTTATAAGGATCATGCTCTGCCAACTGAGCTAACAACCCTTTTTTGTGGTTTCTAATTCTTTTTACGCCACAGTTTGTAAAGTAACTCAGAACATGAGGGTATTTCTCTACCCAATAATTATTTTTTGAATTTGAAATAAAACTGTTTCTTACCATCTCATAAAAAGAATCCCTTTCTGCTGAATCTATTTTACTGATTTGGTTGAGTTTTTTCGTAAGACTATTCAAGTTTCTTGAAACATACGAAGTCAAGTTTTTATTGCACTCCTGACTCAGCTTTTTTGCTAAAATAGAATCAGCTTTACTATCTCCGAATGTGTTTTTATCTAGTTCATTTTTAGTGTCTGGCATAGTTAGTCCTTACTAATTTTATATCCAGCCTCTTTGAGTAGCTTCATCGCCTCGGCTGTTTTATCGTCTACTACTGGTTCAGTTTTGAGGGTGTATTGTTTTTCTAGTTCATCGAAGGTGAAATTGTCGTCTGACTTTTTGAAGTCATCGGCATACGAAAGCACAACGGTATTCTGCCCTCTTTCCAGCACCATTCGTTCATAACCACTGTTCTCAACAACCACATCCCCAACTTGAGCATCTCTAACTGTTTTTGCGACGGGTTCTAGGTCGGAGAAGAATGTACAATTCCAGTCAGACTTATCTGCATTCCAGAAGTATGGCCAAACACTACCATCGTCTTCTTTGAGTGAGATAATCTCTCCCAACTTGAAGACGTCGTCTCTCTCAATCACTCTGAATTGGTCGCCTACTTTTAGATTTGTTGGTCTTTGCATAATTATTCCTTTGCTATTTTTAATTTACTAACGTCAACTCCAAACTTCTCGGCGATCTGATCCATTGTTAGGAGTGTTTGTTTTACTGGCTCAGCTTTGAGGGTGTAGTATTCCTCAAGTTCGTCAAAGGTGTAAATGCCACCTGCCTTTTTGAAGTCATTAACGCTTGAAAGTACAACGGTGTTCTGAAATCTCTCAAGAACCATGTACTCTGCGCCATGGTTCTTCCCAATCATAATATCCCCAACTTGAGCATCTCTGATTGTTTTTTCCTCAACAACGGGTGGAGATACTATTTCATTATAAGCTGTTGTAAAAACAAAGCAGTTATCCATGTAATTAAGTATTTTCTCCCTTCTTGCTCTCCTAGGACTCGCTTTTCCATTTAGAAAGTTTGAGATTGATGACTGAGAGCAACCAAACAATTTAGCCAGACTTCTTCCATTCATCTTGGCTTTGTTCTTAAAAGCTATTAACCTTTTATTAAATGATTTCATAATTATTCTCCTTTTACTTTTATAATTTTAATGTTGATAAATACTCTCTACACAGATCAAGCCTTGATCGAAGCTCTGACATCTCCTCGTCAAAGTACGCAACCTCGAAGCGCTTAATTCTCATCTCACTAGGAATATCGTCAAATATGAAGTTAGGTCTAAATTGCTCCATATCTGTTTCTGGTGGTAATGTAAACGACATCTTGTAAAGTTGGTCTGTGATAATGAACTCCGGCGTATTCACGAGCGCATAGACTAATTGCGCATTCCTAGTCTCAGTCAGCCACATATACCCCTTGACCTGCCAAGAGTAGTCTTTGAGGGCAGAATCCCCAGTTACCCTGCTATAAGTCCAGATATCCCAGCTTGATTTTATATCGACTACCTTGTTGTTCTTCTTGTCAATCACGTCTGGAGTGCCTATCAAATACTCGTTCTCAATCGTCTCTTGATTCTTAAAGTACACATCTCCTGTCACTGCTTGCAACAATTCTAGACTGTCTGTTTCTACCGCTGTACCCTTTTTCATGGCTGCACTACTTATGGTCTTTCTGCGACCAAACACCTCTTCGATGTATATCTCATGCAGACATCCTTTTGCAGTTTCTGAGAGCGGCTCGCTCTTTGTTCTTGAGTTAGTCATCAGTAGCTTGAGACTACTTGGGTGGAACTTCTGTTTTGTGAAATCGACTGTGTTCATAAATGTCCTTACTACAATGTTTTTGCTTTTTCTCGAATATAATTTGTAACTTTACCAAGCATGTCCTCGGTAGCTCTGATCACTGACGATGCCTCTTTACTATTAACTGCTGGCATTCCAATTTGTTCGATTATGTTCGCCAGTTCTAGTAATTTATCTTTATCGGGTGCAAGTAGCTTTTTGCGGTCTTCATCCTCTTGAGCCTTTTTGAGTGTATAAAGTCGGGTGGCTTCTGCTGCTTCTTTTTGTGCCTGTGCTTCTTTTTCTGCTCTAGCTTTAGCCTCAACTGCTTCTCTGGCTCTACGTTCAGCGTCAAGTATTTTTTGCCCAGCCTCTCGCTCTTTGGCAAGCTCTTTTTCTTTTAACTCGGCTGCTACTGCTGCTTTTGCTGCTTGCGCTCTAAGCTCTATATTTTCTTTTCTTATAGCTTCCTGTCGGTCGTCTTCCACTTTGTCTTTTGCCGCCTCAACTGCTTCGGCTTTTCTTATAGCTTCAATTCGTTCATCAGAGAAAAGTTTTTCGTTTTCCATGAGTTTTTCAAACGCCTCATCAGTCATATCTGAGAGCGTGTAGATACTTGGATCTGTGCGGAACTGGTGTAGTTTTTGAACCCTAGACTCATATCTCATCTGCTTCTGCTCAGCCTCATAACGCTCTGCAAACTTCTCTTTTTCCTCACACTTTCCCTCGAGAGAGTCGCATACCGCCTCAAGCATTTGGAATGATTTTAGCCACAATGTATCTTGTAACTTGAAGTCTGACATTGCATTCTTTAGCTTCTCACGTTCCTCTTTTACAATGTCCCGGGCAATGAATCTCTTTTTGGCGATCATCAAGCGGATACCTCTGGCCCGTTGCATCTCTGCCACTTGGTCTGGTTGTGTAACTACAATCCCCTCAATCACTGCTTTTTGTGCCTCTATTTCCTCAAAGAATGAGGACATCTTTGTTATAAGTGTTTTTGTTATCGCTTCTGGCGCCGATAGTTCTCGGGTTAGTTTTACTAGGTCATTCATGCTGTCTCCTTTATATTTGCTAATACGTCGAACTTTACGCCGAACGCTTTGTACGCCTCATCTTCAATTGAGAGCGCTTCAACTGCGTTTCTACATAGTTCTAAATCATCCATGCTTTTACTGCCCTGAATGTGTTTGAGAATACGCGCTTGTTCTTTTTCCGATGCAACCTCTTCTGGACGAATTGTTTCATTGTCTAGGTATTTGTACTTTTCACCCTCAATCACCGCCTGATCGGCTAGGGCTGCGGTCTGCATTTGCGTAGTCATTGGTGCGTACTTTGATAAGAGCATCTTAACTACCGTCTTTTTGGCCATCGAGTCGAAATCGTCTTTCCAGAGGCCGTACCCCTTCTTCATGGACTGGGAAAATCGCATTCCATGTTGAGTGAGTTCCTTAGTGGTCATGTACAGGCTCTTCTCGAACCCGTTGGTTAGTCTCATGTACGCGACATAGCCAATAACGGCCAGGTTGTCTCGATCATCAGACCAGACAAACTCTATCTCACCAGATAACCTGTTATTTGCAGCAATCTCACCTTCTCGAACATCAGTGACGTTGAGTGTTTGAAATTGTCCGGACCGCATCGCTAGTTGGATGAATCCCTTGTATCCCATCTGAAACTGAGCCTGATCTTTATACGGGATGATGTAGGCAAATCCGAGGTTGGGGTTGATTGGCAAATCTAAGCTGGCAGCTACTAGACAGGCTGCAAATAAGCTCTTGCGGTCTACTCGTTGTAATGCCTCGTTAGAGTTTACTAAGGACGCCACAGAGGTGATGAACTGCTGTTTTCGCTCACCTACTACGCTCTCAATGTTCTTTTGAATAACCGGACTTGATAAAAACTCGGCTATTGATTGCTGTTTTGTGGATATTTCTGTCATGTTTTACTTCCTATATATTGGCTAATACTATTAAATCCTAGCTCTGTAAGACACGCCATAGGATCATTGAGAATCTCTTGAAACTTTGGCAATATTGTCGTTTCGTAGTTAGTTGGATCTGGTGAATAGAAACCGTTATTCTCAGTTGAAAAATACTTAGTGCCTTCATTCTCCCAGTGGTCGATGACGTCGTTTTTTAAATCGGTGAAGTTGGGTTGTATCATGTGCTTAGTATATCCGTTCTGTAACGGTTGTACAGTAGCAAAAATACTTATCCTCACATCACCTAAGTGGCAGGACTCGAGGGAAAAAGCGTCAATCAAGGAACGGTAAAATCTCAATATCAATGTACTCAGCGCCTTTTGTAACAATCTCCTTTTGCGCCTCTATCCGGTACACACGTGAGTCGTTAAATACGAGCTTCTTTTGTAGAATATCCACAAACGCCTTAATACAGTTGTCTAGATCAGCGTTCTTGCTCGATAGTCCAACCTGTAATACAAACGTCATTTTGTCGTAGAGTAGAGGCTTCCAGCTGGTGATAGCTTGAAGAATGAGGTATTCGTACACGTCGTACTCAGGTGTTCTAAACCGGCGACCTTGGAATAGTTTGTTTGTTGATAGTGGTTTGATGTGTATGTGCATAAGTATGTGGATAGGTATGGGTATATTGCGGCATCCTGTTGGTATTACTTGTTGTTATATATAGAGATAAGTATAAACGACTATAAAAACGACAGAACTAGCGCACTCTCAGTCTGATGCTACATTACTCTCTTTCGAGACTTTCCCATCCAGTTTGCCTTACGGCGCGAATAGCTTTTAAGGAACTTTTCAGATCTGTGGTATTGCGTATACCCTGGCCAAGATTCCGCTTGGCTCGTCTTTGATTGGTTCACCGTTTCGCCAGAACCACCTCACGGCTTGTTGTGCGTTAGTGTTTTAATACACTAAAAGCCAGACACTCGCAGTTAAGCCAATGCCCGGTTTCTAATGTACTCAGCAGTCGTATCTTTCGACCATATAATAGCTCCAGTCATAGTAATCCTTAAAACAGCAGGCGAACGAACAAAGAACTCCTGCTGTTTTAAAGATTCAATTTTTTGTTTTGAGACTTGTTCGTTGCTTTTCACAACTATAAACATAGCTCATCTCAAAGAACCTAGCAACTAGCACGTTCTGTATCAAACTGTGCAATAACCCTAGGCCTACAGTAGGCCTACAGTAGCCCTAGCCCTTTGTGGTATATTTGTAGGTATGTTTGTTACTGACAGCGAGCATTTAGAAAAGTCTTATAACTGGAATGAAGATAAAGATATTCCTTTTGATAGAACGCAAGATCAATCTATGTCTTTAAGAGATATGTCACTCAATAAACCAAAGCCAAAGAAAATAAGCACCTGTAGTACGTGTAAAAGTACATTTGTAGGCAGATCATCCAGTCAAAGACGGTGTGTTAACTGTTTATTTCCAGAGGAGTAACCTATGAATATGAAAAAGATGATCTGTCGAATAATTGGGCATGATACTCAGGCGAAATCAGAGCGGAAAAGGTATCAAAAAATGGCGGTTACTATTATAGGAATAAAAATGTATGACTCTATTTGTAGGAGATGTGGCAAAGATACCCAGTTGGTATATTTTAGTGGCGGAGTGAATGACCTATGAAACAACATATAAATAGTCAACAGTGGAACGAACTATCTAAAGTAGCTCAAAGAAAAGTCGAAGATTTATTTAATCCAGAAACAGAACCAGAATTGAGATGGGCGGTTCATTATTTCCAAATAAATATTGGCTGGATGATTGAGTTTTTAGATATGCCAATAGAAATAGAAAGCGAATGGTGTGAAGAACATGAACACATTATGTGGTATATAAATGGCGATAGATTTGTCAAAGAAGAACTCTGTGATGCACTCTGGGAAGCAGTAAAAGAAGAATTGGAGAAGGAATGAACAAATCCGCATTATCGGCTAAAGAACCTCAAGTTAAAAAGATTGATGATTACCAGTTTTTCATAGAATGTGTTGAAGATGGTTTTTGGCAGAACTCTACATACTTAGCAGAACTATGTAGTGTTGATCGTGACACAATTAGCGCATGGAAGAAAACTAAAGAAGCTAAAGAAGCTCGTAAAAAGGCAAGTAAAGAACTTCGTCGAGCATTTAAAGGTCGTGGGGATATTGAAAAACGATTGAGTGAAGCTGGCTTTGATGTCACACCTACTAAAGTCCAAATTACACACGTTATTCCAATTCTGGGAGGAGTATCTAATGTTCCAATTAACGACAGCAACCCAAAAGCTGCTTAAGTTAAACAAGAGAATCCGCGGCGTAGCCGGTGGAACTTCTGCTGGAAAGACTATCTCCATTCTCCAAATATTGATTGATAAATCACAAAGCGACAAGACTCCTAAACTAACTTCAATTACCAGTGAGTCAATGCCTCATTTGAAGCGTGGTGCTATTCGAGATTTTCTGAGTATCATGCAAACGCATAACTACTTCAATGACAACGCTTGGAACAAAACAGATTCTATCTACACCTTTGAGACCGGATCACGCATGGAGTTCTTCTCTCTTGATATGCCACATAAAGTGCGTGGCCCAAGACGGCAGAGATTATTTATAAACGAAGCTAACAACATTCCTCTGGAGACTTTCGACCAGTTAGAAATTCGTACAAGTGAGGAGGTATGGCTTGACTGGAATCCAGTAGCAGAGTTCTGGTGGTATACAGATGTTGAACCGAATAGAGATGTAGATTTTATCGTTCTTACCTACTTAGATAATGAGGGACTCGAGCAATCAATTGTCGACTCTATTGAAAGTCGCAGGGGGAATAAGAATTGGTGGAATGTGTATGGGCTTGGTCAACTTGGAGAATCCGAGGGACGCATATACACCGGCTGGCAGATTATTGACGAAGTTCCACATGAAGCGAGATTGGAACGATACGGGCTTGATTATGGGTATTCAAACGATCCTACTGCCTCTGACGGAATCTATAAATACAATGGTGGGTTCATCATTGATGAGGTTATTCACCAAAAGGGTTTGGTGAACTCAGAGATAGCAAACGTATTTAAGAACTTACCAAGAGCATTAATCATTGCAGATAGTGCTGAACCTAAATCAAACGATGAGATTAAGTCGTACGGAGTTACTCTACTTCCCTCTACTAAGGGTCAAGGATCTGTTCTGCAAGGCATACAGCTGGTACAAAACCAAAGAATATCCGTAACCAAACGCAGTACTAATACCATCAAAGAGTATCGCAATTACCTCTGGCAAACAGATAAGAACGGTAAGATCATAAACGAGCCAGTAGATTATATGAATCACCACATGGATGATATTCGCTATGCCATTGCAAGCATGAATCCGCAACGAGAAACACTCCTCTCAACGTATAAAAAAGATAAATGGAGGATAGGATGAAACAACACACAACAGAAGAACTTGCTAAAGCCCAAGCCAAAGGAGAACGCATAGGTAGGGAGGCGGAGAGAGAAAATATAATGGCTAATCTAAAACAAGTCACCAGGGTTCATAACTATTTAGACAAAAAAGTATTAGATAAGGTAATAAGGTTTATTATTAACTTTGATAAACCATCACCACAAATGAATCTCACTTTAAACGAGGAGAAAAAATAATGCCAAACCAACCTGCCCGGTTCGATGACCCACTCAAAGGATTAAAAACAGGGAAGTGGTCTAAGTATGGTGGCGCAATATCTGGCCTTAAAAAAGAACGAATAAAAGACTTATGGTTCTGTCAGACTTGTGGCTGTGAAATGCTTGAAGAGATCAAGCCGTTCTTGTTTGAGATCTATCCAGGGGATTATATTCGAATTTGTCCACCCTGCACTCACACTGCTTCACAGACAAAACGAACAGTTTCAATTGAAACCATAATTAAGATTGTGCGTATAGACCGTGATTGATAACCTCAAATAGACTGTTATATACCGTCTGCATGGCTGAACGAAAATACAAGAAACGCAAAACCCCACAATCACAAACTCCTATCATCCAAGAAGTTCAAACTCACTATACCGACTGGACTGAAGACCGTGACATTAGAATGACTCGAGAGAATGGTTGGAATGATGTGCTAGATGCTTACTTTGGTAGGTTACCTGAGAACTGGCCATACCTATCTCAAGTTGTCGACCCAGTGCTTCGTACTACAATCGTTGAAAAGAAAGCGCGACTAACTAACTCTAAGTTAAGAGGCCGCTTAGTTCCTCGTGAAGGGGCGGATATTACTGGGGCAAGAATTAACAACGCTTTACTAGACTTCCAGTGGGACAACGCTAAAGATGGCGGATCGATGAACCACAAGTGGGGATTGATGGATCAGGACACCAGACTGTTCGCTTCATGCTTTGGGCTAGTTACCTGGAAGTACTGCGAGTACACAGATGAAGATGGCAAAGAAAAGGTTACGTTTAATGGCAATGAGTTCAAACACCTCGATGTCCGCAACGTAGGACTGACTCATGGTGATAATGTCCGTAATGCCAAGTGGGTGCAAGTAAGTGAATGGCTTACCTTGGAGGAGCTAGAAACCGAGAATCAAATGCCTGGCGAACCGAAATACCCTGGTCTCTCTGAGCTGAAGGAAACACTCGCAGAGAAATCACAAGATCGCAGAGATGGAAACTACACCTCGAGGATCAAATCACTTAAAGGCTTAACTGATAGACTTGGTGATGATGAGGCTTTTCCGGTAGTTGAGGTTGTCACTGAGTATCGACCTGATCGTTGGATTACTTTCTCACCAAAACACAACATTCTCCTTCGTGACATTCCAAACCCATATAAACACGGCAAGATTCCTGTTGTTCAACTTAAGTACTTCCCCTTATCAGATGATGCGTGGGGTGAGTCAGAGGTTGAGTCTGTTTTACCACTCTGGAGAGGCATACAAGCGACCATTAACGGCTTCCTAGACACAATGAATATCCACATGAAGCCACCGCTTAAGATCTTAGAGGGATTGGTGCGAATGGAAACGATCCAATGGGGACCAGAAGCACAATGGATTATCAATCAGGAGAACGCTGTTACCGAACACGTCGGATCAGGTGAGCCACTTAGATACTTCCAAACCACCTACTCAGCACTGAAATCTGCCTTCAGCACAGCTATGGGTGATTCTAGTCAGGGTGTTGGAAGTGTTGACCCATTCAATCCAGATAAAACCGCTACAGAAGTCAATAAACAAGAGAAGCAACAGAATGTACGTGACCAGGACAATCAAAACGCCTTATCAGATGCGTTAGTGGACATGATGGACATGTGGTTATCGAATAATCAACAGTTCCTCTTCGCAAATCCAGGTATGAGTGAGTATGTACTCAAGATTATCGGCGAGAAAGACTTTGCATTCTTCAAGCAGGCTGGTCTTGATGAGATGATGTTGGATCATGAAGCTACTCAGACGATAGCTGATGCAGTTCTAGCTCAAAATGGCGATGTTAACGACTTACAGATGCAAGAGTTGATGAATGCGGGGTACACACCTAAGTATCCAGTTGTCGAAAACCCAGAAGAAAAAGACTATGAAAAACTGAAGATAAAACCTAAGATGAAGATTGATGAAACAGGTACAGAGGCGGAGCTAAGTATGGTTCCTGAAGATATGAACGGTACATTTAATTATATCCCAGATGTGAAGAGTATGAGTGCTGGAGCTGATAGCGAGATGCAACAAGCTCGAAGAGAAGCAACCGACTTATTATTCAATAACCAGAATGTGATAACATTGCTGCAACAGGAAGGGAA